GCATCACTTGCTGCGGCGGTCTCAGAAACAACACCACCAATCGCCGCCAAAATACTATCAGCAGAATCTGTTGCCGTTGCCGTTTCCGTCAAACTTGGGTTAAACGTGTTGTCGCCGGAAGTATCTGCGTCTGTACCCGTTACTGATTCACTGACTGCACTTGCAAAAGCCTGCGTTACTACTGCGTCTGAATCTGTTGCCGTTGCGGTTTCACTAGCCGAGCGATCATATACTGACATGCCCCAACCAGCTTGACCCCAAGTGCCAGAACTCCAGCCGCCTTCAGCCATGTTAGCCAGCCAAAGACAGCGTGTACGTTACGTTTAAAACATCGCCGTTAGCTACTGAGCGATCACCCGGCGAGCCAAAGTCTGCTGCCGAAAACAACGTACCAGTCGTACCGCTTTTGGTGTTGTTGCTTGTCAAGAACGCACCGCCAACAGTTGCTGTCGCATTGATGTTAAACGAGGCAGGAGAGGCTGAATTGGTAGCCACTGAGGGGTTAGCCGTAGTAGGTGTGCCAAACGTGCATACGGGGCGTGTAGCGTTGCTGTAAGGTACAACTTCTGTCCACCCTGCGTGAGAAGACATGGTATCGGCGGCAGCAGGAGTATTAGATGCACCCGCGCCGTAAAGTCCAATGTACCAAGCGGCTGTATAAGCACTACCTGTAAAGTACTTGGCGTTCATGTCTTGCAGACCAACGTTGACTACTAAGTTCTTTGACTTGGCTTCCCATTTGAGAGCGCCCTGTGCGTCAAAGCATTGAATCGTGTAAACGCCCGTGGCTGCGGCTTTCTCACCAGAGTGTGTACCCATGACTAAACCCGCTGTCATTTGGTCTGTAGAAGTTGTTTTATCGTTAAACATTTTTAATCCTTACGCTGAACGCACAATGGCGTTTTGGAAATCTGCTAGTGGGAAGTTAATTACAAAGTTGCCACTAGAAGTTGTTTTATCTTCACCAAAATCTAGCACTGCGATAGCGGGGTTTGTTACACCGTCAAGTTTATAAATCAATGCGCCACGTGCCGTAATCGAAGTAACAGCCCAAGTCACGGTAGCAAAGCTCATAAACGCCACGTTGTTTGCAAGTGTTGGGTTAGTTGATATGGTCAACACCTGTCCCCCTGCCGTGTAGCCTGTGCCGCTAGATTCATTCGTTGTCGAGTACACCGTAGTATTTGCATTCAAGTTCGCCGCAGACGTATAGAGCGCGATCTTAAAGACCTGCGTAGTCGTGCTGCTAAAGTTAAACACGCCCTCTAGCAAGCCCTTCTTATACGAATTGACGATGGTTTGCGTAATCATGAAACATCCTGACGGAACTGACCCGATCTGTATGCGTCTTGACGTTGCTTGCCATCACCCAAGTTCTTGAGCAGCATGATGGATTGTAGGTACAGTTTATCGTACACGGCGGTAGTCTCAGGCTCGCCCTTCATGAACCGCAGGGCTTCAATCAACGCGCCGTTCAGTAACGCCGAATCAAAGTTGTCACCCAACCATGATGTACCCGCAGTCACAATTGACTCAGGGTAGTAGAAATAGTGGAGTTCAACCGAATACGTTGTATTAGGCGTGGGTCCGAGGATCAGGCTCAGTTCAGTCACCGAGCTACTGTTCGGTCCGAAGATGGCGTAATACTTTGGCAGTCCGGTGCTTGTAGGCGTGGGGTACGCTTGGCGGATAAAGTTAACGTCTTTGTTGAGTAGGTACTCATAAGAGCCATCAGCTTTAATCACAGCAAGCGAGTACACGGACAAAAAGTCGCCCGGAGTAGAGAGGTACTTGTTACTAGCTGTCAACGTGCCAGTAACGTTTTTGCGTAAATTTGAAATCTGAACAGTGTTGTAAATCTTCTGTTCAGCTTGTTGCGTAAACATAGCCAATTCATCTGCGGTAAACGAGTTCTCGCAAATGTCAGCAATGTTCACACACAAGGTCGCATAGTTCATGCCATCGGACCTCTAGCCATTTTGCCTTTAGTCTGCGCTTTACCGCCACGCACGACAATGCCGCTAGTCTTTACGTCATCGCGTCCGGGGTCGCCCGTGCTTACACGAGGTGCAGGCATGCCACATCTCATTTCTTTTGCCGATAACGTATTGGGATCAACCGAGCCACTCACAGCTTGCTGTGGGTTAATCTTGCCGCCACGCATTGTGTGGGGTTCAGCGTAAACAGCAGCCGCGCCCACTTCTTTACCCATCATTTTCTGACTAAATTTAGCCATGATTACCCCTGATTCGCAACACGGGCTAAACCACGACCCATTTTTTTCATTGCTTCAGATGAAACGCCAGCAGATTTTCTGCCACCTTTCATACCCAAGACTTTCGGCTCAACAGTGCCTAAGTTCTTAACGTCAGTCTTACCTTTTTTTGCCACGCCATCAGCGCCACGTTTATATGCCATGATAGGCTCCTAAGAAATTGTAACTTGCCCAACAAACGAAGTAGTCGTCATACCAATTACCTGCATCACCTGTGACCGACTCTGTGGGTATCCCGTAAAGTCCGGTCTTGGATTGCGAATTGCTTGAGGATCATCAACGGGGTACATGCCTAGTTGAAGCTGCGGTTGATCGGGACTCCAGCACTCATTACAAGCCTTAATGTTAGTGGTTTTGGTCTTAACAATAAGATAACGTAGTGTCCGTAGTTTATACCGAAAGCCGCAAATATCACACTCTGCAATTGCTTTACTATCGGATGCAAACTTATTACCCACGACTAGCTCCGAATGCCCACAATGCGCGGCACAAACCGTACTGAAGCCTTCTCGCGATCCTCTTGTGCTGCCAAGTCAAACTGAAACTCATACTCTTGCTTAAGCATCTGCATGCGTGGTGCAAGCTCAGGAATCTTCATTGCAATGTAATAAGCTAGTCCTGCCGCAATTGCTGGCAAGAACCGGAAGTTTGCGTCTTGAGTATTCGCGCCTGTACCAGCGTCATCAATACGGCGCATGCGCCAGTATTTGAAAATGTAATAAGGTGCGGCTTCTGTACCTTGGTTGGGGACAGGCCATACGACAATCTTAGGGTTATCCCGTAGTCTGCGAACCCATACCTGAATGGGACGACCTTGTGCTAACTTGTTAGGGATTGTGGCGTAAGTAGATACGCTAATACGAGATATAGTTAAGTCAGACTGAGTGGCGTAATTGCCAGCACCAGTTCTGACCACATGATCCATCAAATCAATGGTATCGGCGGGTAGGTCGTACTCTGCTTGACCTTGAACAAGATTGACTGTACCTTCGTCAATTGTCCACATGTTGATGCCACGGTTTTGGAACTCAATGGTCATCAAGTTCATGGATCGCGTGGCTGTGCGTAGGTCGTAACCTGTACGCATTTCTTTACCGGCACGCTCAAACGCCTCTTCTGCCAGTTCAGCGAAGTCTAGGTCAAAGACAGTGGTTCCGGAAACAGCCATTATCTAAATCCCGATGTTTTCTTAGCAATCTTTTTAGGTTGGGCGACAAACTGTTTGCCTGCCGCCTTACCTGCACGTTTTGCTTTGGTTGTGGCTGCGTACTCCGCAGGGCTAAGGGACTCAATAGCTTTCTTGGGCAAATACCGTTCACCTGTCTCAGACGATTTCTTGCCTGACTTGGTTGTCCATTTCTGGTCACCCCAAGCTTTTAAAGACTGCTGCGGTTTTGCTAGGCTACTCATTTGTATCCACCACCTGCTGCTTTATATTTTTTAGCTACTAATTGACTTTTTCTCGCGCTCCATTGCCCTGCGCCTGTACCTTGAACCGCCGCAGCTTTTACGCTGTTAAAAATACGTTTACGCAAACTTGGTTTGGTGTAGTTGCCCGACTCATTAACTTTAGACTTAACCTCGCCGCCTTCAGCATATTGCGTAAACTTATCGCCATCCTTGCGGCGCATCGTTTTGCCTTTTGGCATCTTAGATGGGAGGATTGCCCCCATCCCGCGAGAGGCTCTCATACAAATCGACCTTTAGTCTTGCCACGTTGAGCAATACCGTCACCGCGCTTGGCTTTGACTGCGCCGCCTTTCTTAAACGGTGAGGCATTTAGTGCTTCACGTTCCGCACGACTCATCGGTTTATTTCTACGGCTAGTTATGCGTGGTTCGACATCGGTAGTAGGCATACGTGTGCGCGGGACAACTCTACCACGTGGCTCTTGCGCTCTTTCAATAAGGTCGCCAATTGGTCCGTTACGGCTGTAGTCGCCACGACTAGGCGCAACAGTAGGTGCAGGTGTAACTCGCGGTGCGGGTTCCATTTCAGGCTCAGGCAATTCACGACCTGCAAGGCGGCGTGGTGCGGCTACAGGGATAGCCACTGCTTCGGGCATATTAACTTCACGCTCCATTAAGTCAGCAGCTTCTTTGTCAGTCAGGCGTTTAAAACCTTTTGAGCCGGGTCCAGTAGTTTCTTCGATAGCCGCTGCACGATCTGCGGGGCGGATATTTTCATTGCGACCAATACTTAAACCAGCAGCTAACGCTTCGGGAGATAATTCAAACTCGCCACCCGTTCTAAATTTACGTTTCTTTTTCATAGCATTTTGCCTTTAGTTTTGCCTTTGATGCAGCAGCCATCTGCACGTTTAGAAACAGAGCCACCCTTTGCCATGCCACCCGATTCAAACGGAGTCGTGCCGGATTCGATCTTGCCCATTGCAGGTACGCCTTTGTAGCGTGGCGCACCCATCATCGTACCCATGCCGGGAGTTTTCATCTTCATCGGCGCTTTCTTGCCTTTTGCCATCACTGGCGACACAAGCGCGTCTTGATCTTCAGGTTGCTGTGGCATTCTCATGTCGGTTCCTTAGCAGGCGCGTCCGCCAGACTTCATTTTAATCATCTTGCCTTCGGTTTTACCCTTAGACTCAATGCCGCCGCCCTTTGCCATCTTGGTCATGCCACCTTTCTTAGCAGCAAACGCAGGAACTTTTTTACCGTCTTTCATAATCATTGGCATACCGCCCTTCTTGAGCGCAGCCATATCGGTTTTCTTGCCACCGTGCATCTGTTTGTCGTGCATACCAACGGCTTTCTTGACCATAGCTTTGTCTTGCTTCACGTCTTTCATAGCACCACCTTCCTTAAATGTTTTGCCTTTATCGGCAGTGTTGAAGTCTTTACCTACAGATTGAGCTACACCAACTTTTTTAGCAAACGCAGGATTATGTGCGACTGCCGCCATAAAATTTGATTGTTTCTTTGATGTGCTGGGCATCAGCATTTCCACCGCTTGAGACTTGCCGCTTTGCGAGTGGGCTTGCCGCTCTCATCTTTCATCGGACCGGGCATTCCCGACATGCGAGCGCAAAATGATTTCTTGCGTGGACCGCCTTCAGGCTGTGGAGCCTTTAGGTTTGATCCGGTTGCCTTGTTATAAACAGCCCTACCTTTGGCAGTTAAACCCGCCCCCTGTTTGACCGGCAGCTTCTCACCGCGACCTACAGCAAGGGATGGGGTTTTCTTAGCCATAATAAATATTTGCAGATGTAACGTTGGTCATAATCATGTAAATGCCGTTCTGCACAAGAATGCCTTCGCCCGGAATCAATGCAAAGTTACCAAACAAATCACCTGCGCCTGTATCATACGAACACAACCAAAGCGTTGAGTACGACATAGCTGTACTTGCCGCAATTGTGCCGGAGTTAATGTCAGTCAAGGTAAAAGTGTTTGCGCCTGTCTTAGTAATTGTGTAATTACCGTTTGTTGCAGACGAACCAGAAGCAGTTGCAAAAGCAAAACCACGCACATCACCAGTTGATAACCCGTGAGCAGTGCTAGTTACCGTAACGGTTGTACCAGAACGAGCATAGGTTGCCGTTGTTACCGGCGCAGTTGTTGTATCAAACACATCAAGTGTACCTGCGGTGGCAGTGCCAACTACAGACAATGCCTTAAGCCGTGTACGACCTAACAACATAAATCCAGTGTTGTTTAGGTGTCCGGCTTTGACGTCAGTTTGCATCATGGTAATCTCCCAAAGTTTAAACGGGGGCGAACCCCCTTAGAAGATTAAGCTGTACGTGAGAACGTATAAGCAGTTGCGCTTGCAAACATTAGCGTAAAGCGAGCAATACCTGTAGCGCCAGCAGCAATAGTCAGATCGCCAAAGCTTCCGGGGGTATCCGCAGCGGCTGAAGACAAGACACCATTTACAGCAACAACCATCGTTACAGTGCTTGCACCAGCGGTGTTGTCAACATACAGATCAAACACTGTGCCGCGAACCGCACCAAGAGCTGCGCCAAGCAATGTGCCTGTAGGAAGCGTGATTGCCGTTGCTGCGGCGGAAGTGGAAGTGATGTAGCCGGTAGCAACTTCTGCTGCTGTAGCTGTAGCTGTGGCGTTAATAGCCGCTGTCGAAGCGTGAGTGATTGATCCAGAACCAGCGATGTTGCCAGTGACGTTGCCAGTCAAAGCGCCGATAAAACCGTTTGTAGACGTGACTGGACCGGAGAAGGTGGTTGATGCCATGATAGGCTCCTGTATATGCAGTACCTCGTTTCACTGTCTCTGCATCGTCCGCTGGGGCGGTCAGTGAAACTGGGGGTTCCCAGTTAGTGTATTTATACGCTTTATTCTGTTACGGTGCAAGTAGTTTGTTTGACTTTTTTAAATTCTCTTCTTGGGTGATGACGCGCAAGTTCCAAGGCACATGCAAGCCGCATATATCGGGGTTGTGCAACGGAACAATATGATCGACTACATACCGCTCACCCGTGGCTTTTGTGAGCGCCATAGCCTGTATGTACAGGTTACGTATGGTCAGTTTATGTTCTTGTGTTAACCACGGGGGCGTAGCGTTTTTGTGTCTGCGTTTGCGAAGGCTTGTATATGATTTACGCAATTCAGGATTGCGCTCTTCCCATCCCTTTTTATTGCGGCGTTTTTCTTCTGTTGGTCTAGCGTCTGCACGCGCAATAACAGCCTCACGGTTGCGTTTGTAATAACGCTTGCCTGCTTCTTTTGCCGCATCAGATTTTGGCAATAATTTACGGCGTTTGTTGTCAGCAGTCCAATCTTCTTTCATGCACTCGACGCATACGCCTTTTGTTTTGCGTAAGGCTACATGCCCACGCGCACACGGTTTGCCAGTGAAATAGTGCTTAACTCCGGTTTTTTTCGCGTCAGTTCTGTTTGTTGGATATTCCATATCGACTCCTAGTTACGATACGGGTAATTATAAACGCTTTGTTTTTAATGTCAACATACAAAGAAAAACCCCCGCTTTTGACGGGGGCTAAATCAACTAAGTGCTTGATTTATAAGGCTTACGCGCCGGGGCTTCCGAAGATGCCTAACGGATCGCTCACTCCAAACGAATAACGTTCGCGGGCTTTGTAACGGCTGTTTCCGGTGTCAAAATCGGAATCCATTCCTGTTTGCATAGGTGTACGAACGAAGTGCTTCAGACCGTTAGGAACGTCGGTCAACAAGAACCAAGCATTGGTGTCGGTCAGGTAGTTATTGATTGTGTAACCACCGGGGATCGAACCATTGTTTTCGAGTGCGTTGATGTCGTTGTCAGCCGTACCGGTACGCAGTTTGGTTTCGAGCAAACGAGTTGCAACGAACTGTAGTGCGGGGGGGATGACCAACTTGGTTGGCTTGGCTGCGATCAACAGACCACGCTCATCAGTCCATGCAGCGATCTGAATAACGGCGGCTTCCAAAGAAGTCTCGTTCAGGTCAGCAGCGACTGTTGGGCGATTACTGTTTACACCACCAGAAACCAATGGGTGTGAAGTCGAGCAAAGCACTACACCGTCACCGTAGGTATAACCAGCGGTAAATGCGTTGTTAAGGATGTTTGCAGCCTTAACTTGCTTGGTGTACGACATGCCGCGAGCCAATGCTTTGGTATAACGTGACGACAGTGAGTCGTACAAGTTATCTTCAATCGCTTCTTCAGTGATTGAGAAACCCATTGCAATAGTTTCGTGGTTGTAGCGTGCAGTCCAAGCTTCCTGTGCATTGTCGTAACGCATTGCAGCGCCCTCGTCCTTGACGGGAGCAGCGTTAAAACCAGACAGCTTGGTCTCTTCTTCAAACGAACGCTCTGAAGATTCTGTTTCAAAAATCTCTTTGTGCTGTTCGCCGTACTTTTTATACTCAAGACCGAACAGGGCGTTTAAGCCCGGCAGAAGTTCTTTAAGTAGTTGTGCGCGTGAAATAGCCATGATTTAGCTCCTTATACGCCGGTTGCGTTGTTGTACTGGTGCATTCCGAAATTGATCTTAACGATCACTTCTGGGAAATTATCAGCAGCGGTTGCAGTGTCTCGTACCACATCAATAATGCGAATAGGCAGAGTGTTGGTTGTGGCAGTCGAGTCCAAAAGAGCTACTTTCGAGTCACCAGTGGTGGTCGAGCCAGCGTTTTGAACTAACGTTGCGTTGTTACCAATAGCCGAGATGCCGACCCCAGTAATAACGGTTGTGCCAGAAACAACGGCAACTTGGAACAACGTATCTGGATCATCTGCAACGACTGCAAAAATCTTCGTACCAGACTTGATGCTTGTGCTGGCAGGATAAAATTGCTGTTGCTGGACTTGACCAGTTGAAGCGTTAGTAAAACTTACGCCAAGGAACACACCACAAGGAGTAGCCGTAGTCGTACCGGTGTCCTTTTCGATTGTGCCATCGGAAATGCGTTTAACGAGGTCGCCGTAAAAAATGTTAGTAGCATAGCCACTAGCAATTTCCATTTGACGAGTCGCGCCAGCAAAAACCTGACCACCGATCAAATTGACCGGCTTTAGCCCGTAAGGGGCGCTTACGATTGGATAAGCCATTTAAGACTCCTATGTTTGATTACCGGAACCGAAAGTAACCCGTGATTTGCGCTCACTAAAAAGCGGCATAACCGGATTATTTTCTTTCATGAAGTTATGGTCTACGGCACGCATCTGATTATCATTCTTTTTCTGAATGGAAGCTTCGCGTGCTGCGATACGTTCTTTCGGTTGCTTGCACAACATCAAACCACCAATCACGATATTGTCCTTAAACTGAGCGTTCTCAACGATCAGGATTTGGATTTCGGGGTGATCGACTGCTTTGCAGGGTTCCCATCCAGAACGAATTTGTGACGAAAAGTTCGTGGCATCAGCTTCGCCGCGTGTAGAGATACGCACCCAATGAAAGTTCCAACCTGCTTGCGGTTTAGGGCTAGGCAAGGTTTCTGGGTCAACCCACGCTTGCGGGCGGACTTCGGTTTCGCGAGTTTGTAAGTCTTGTGGTAAACGATTTTGAGCCATGATTATTTCCTCATTCCTAAAGCAACCTGTTTGGCGTATTCTTCAAGCGGAACTCCAAGCCGTTTGGCAAGAGCTACCGAAGATGGGGTCAGCACGATCTTTTTTGGCGCGGTGCTGCGCGTTGCGGGAGCGACTACGTTTGATTTGGGTTTTGGTTTTTCAACCTCAACTTCTTCATCTGCATCGAACTCGTCTGGAAAAACTTGGCGCATGCGAGAATTGATTTTCTCGTAGTATTCGTCTGAGCGAGGGTCTAAACCCTGTTTTACTAATTTCTGG